CACTCAAAGCCAAAAAAGCCGATAGTGATAGTGATAGTGATAGTGTTAGTGATAGTGAAAGTGATAGTGGTAATGAAAATGTTTTTATAGGACTTCCTGCGAAAGTCCAAAAACAAAAATTTTTAAAACCTTCACTTCAGGAAATCAGCCTTTATGTTCAACTCAAGGAACCACAAGCGAGCAAAGAACTGGTTTACCAGTTTGCTGAAAAATTCTGGAACTTCTACGAATCCAACGGATGGAAGGTTGGCAAGAACCCAATGAAAAGTTGGCAGTCAGCAATCAGAACTTGGAATGAAACCCTACAAAAAACAATTAATCCCTTCAAAGAAAGTTCCGCAAAAGAAAGTTTCCCTTTTTCGCCCCAGAAGAAGGGTTCCTGGGACTCCAGACAATCAGAGTATCTTCGGGGCATTGAATCAATAATAAACGACACAGAACTAAAATGACAATGAAAGTAATGAACCTTGTCCCTTACACCAATAATCTTCCGGGAAGGCTTGGTGTAGAACTTGCCAACAACAGACAAGCCGTGGTCCTGCGAATCTTCGAAGAGATAAACCGAAGTGCCATCGTGATGGGAATATCCGTAGAGGCCCAGAGTGCAAAACGGAATGCCATAGAATCCATTGACCGGATAAAAGAGCAATGGCCCCAGGCCCACATCGAAGATATCTGCGAAGCCATCAAGATGGGAGCCTTTGGCCAGATAAGACTGGAGAACCAACTTCACACTATGTCGGCCTCCAACATTTACAACTGGTACAAGGATTTCCGCATGAACCATCAGGACAAAATGAAATCCCCACCACCCTCCCCTCCCGAATACCAAGAATTTATGATTACAGAAGACATGAAAACGGCAATGATCCGTAAGTCCTTTTTTCGCTTTCTAAGCGACCCAAGAGAGTCCGACCATATGGTAGAGCCATATTACGACAAACTCATCACCTTGGGTGTGTTACGGCCCTCTGATGAGGTGAAGACAATGGCCTATCATGCTGAAGTTTTTAAATTGGTCAACAATGTGCCAATGGACTTCATGTATGACAAGCCAAAGAGGTTACAGTGCCGGGAATTTCAGAACTACTACGATGGTCTGGAAGACAAGACAAAAATCAACTTTTCAATGTGGGCAGAGAACCCTCTCCATAAGAGAGCAATCATCATGGCCAAGAGAAAAATGGTGATTGATTTCTTAAAAACTGCCGACAAGAATTCGATAATGGATGTGTTTGATAAATACCACGAAGAGCATGGAAAATCCACTGAGGTATAAGGAGGTTATTGATGCCTTGGAAAGGCTCATAGCAAGACACAGATACAAGGAACAGTTTTCCAAAACCAGAGAGATTCAAAAGGAAAACAAGGCTAAGGCTGATTTCCACGAATCAATTCTTCACTACTTAGAACTTAGAAACAATGCCAAAAGATAACTATAAAGTGGCCGATGAGAAGAAGCTGAATAAGGTTGCCATCTACCTGAATGATGTGGAGAAGGAAGAACTTATGAAGGCCATCGGAGACCGGAAGATAAGTGTAGTCCTGCGGTCTTTGGTCTTTGAGTTTGTGAGGAAACACAAAATGTCTCAGAGATGATAGTTACTCTTAGTGAGCATGAGATGATACTGGTGAAGCTTCTTGGCTTGCTTCGCCATCATGCCAACATAAGTGCTAAAACCATAGACAGAAAAAGGTCCGCAGAGGATGGAGCCGACATAAACATTACTGGAGTAATGGCTGAGTATGCCTTCTGTAAATGGAAAAATGTGTTCATGGATTGCTCCACAGAAAACCGGAGTGGGACTTATGATGTCTTATGCAAAGGACTCCGCATAGACATCAAGGCCACTAAGAACCAGAATGGGAATTTGGTCTGTACTCCGAAGGCAAACTTTGATGTGGACATCTATATTCTGGCTTTAGTAAACCAGAACTCAGTTGAGTTTATTGGTTGGATATCTTCGATTGATCTTCGTAAAGAAGAGAATTTAAAAGACCTATCCGGACATGGAAGTAAATGCTACTTCATGGAAAGGAGCAGGCTAAAGAAAATCCCGAAGGATTAAGGTCTTTGATATCCTTGCTGAATCAGTCCTGCTTGCTCACAATCAAAGCAAAGACCTTCCCCTCTTAGATTCAACTGTCTGGCCCAGATATTCAAGGTGTCAGTATAGTCTGAATAGAAGGTTGCCATGGTCCTTTCGGTAAACTCCCGATTGCCTTGAGCAAAGTAGTTCGACCTCTGGGAGGACATCTTATTCCAGAGGATATAGTAGCAAAGGATATTCGCCCAGGCATCCTGAAGGAATTCCTTTTGGCCACAGATAAAGCTATCCAAGCTGCACAAAAGTTGTGCATCCATGTAGACACCAGACTGAGTGAAAGAGTTGTTCCAGTCCGTTCCAAGTGAATAATTAATCGGAGCAGTAATCGGGAAGATAGACCAACCATTTCTCATAATCAATGAGAACCTACTGGCACAATCAATGTCCATCTGGTTCCAACCATAGTCCACAAAGAACCCTGATGTGGTATCCAGGTCAGTGCAATCCACCAGAGCCACAATGTTTACTTTATCAAAGTCGGAATAGAATACCTGATTGATTGGGACATAATTCATTCCCTTTTCCATAGTGAAAAGACCACTATCAAGTTCTGTCCCATCCTGAGTCTGTATGATCTTCCAAGGCACATCTATAACGGCAGATGGTCCAGAATTATAAACCATCAAGGTCTTAATTCGGATACCGAGGTACTTCGATCCACTGATGGATACAAAGGTTCCACGATATTGAGCAGATGCAGGCAGAGGAGTAATGGTACTCCACTGGTTCACAAATTGATTGCTTGTCTGGAATAATACTTGGTCAAGTTGAGCCTGAGCAGACTTGAACAGAGCAGTCTGGATGTCCCTCTTGATTCTTTGGTAAGCAACATTCTGGCAGGACTGCCAAAATCCTGCGTAGGAAGACTGCTCTGGAGTAGATATCTTCTCCAGTAGTTCAGTATTCATCCCAGGATAATCATTGATGTAGAGGCCACTTAATGGAGTTGTGGAAGTACATCCTAAAAGACCGATATAATCTTGCAAGCAATTCATGGCAGATATTTTGGCTCAAATATAAAATAAAAAACCCCAGTCCTAAGAGCAAGTAACTGGGGCACAAAAAACCAAGAAATATATTTACAAAAAAAGTGTTACAAACTTAGTCTGCGTTCTTCTCACTTCCAATAGTGGTTATCCTAAATATTTTATTTGTGAGTGCAACCCAGGAGCCAAGGATCTGAGCAAGGATAAACATCAAAATTGAATCGGTGGTCTCAACTTGGTTTGTTTTATAAAGATATCCTACACCGAACAGAAGTCCAATGAGTATCACGGTTGTAGCCGTGTAAGCATAGACTTGCATCCTTCTGGAAAACATACTTGGTCTTATAGGCCCGGCATAAGTCCTTTTAGGATTCCTCCCAGAAATCGGCCTCTGCGCTCTGCTCTCTCCGTTTTGCTGACTCTGTTGCTGTTGCATGAATCAATATACAAAAAGGATTTTGCTAATATTTTCGTGGTATTCTGCAAAGAATCAACCTGACCAGACAATTGATTGTTTTCTTGCAGCAGAGATATGTTAATGGCTTCAATCCTTACAATGTCTTCTTTGCACTTTTCCTTGAAAGTAAAAAGAGTGTAGGCCAAAACACCATGGGCAATTGCCAAAGCAAAAATCACAACTGACTTGATATCTATTTTATCCATAATGCTACTTCATCTTTAATCATTCTCCATAAAGACTTCTTCTTGGTCTTACCATCCAAATCAACCTTCCAGAAGTTGCCTTGAATTCTAAGAACAAAGTCATAGATGGCTACCATAAGTCTGATTGATAACAACATCAACCAACCATGCCTGAGCATGAACTGTTCCCATGAAGGATAGTCTGTTGGTATAATCTGCACAAAGTTGGCATAAGCCACGAAGGCATAAGCCGGGACATCTGCAATAAAATTGATAAGGTTTTCCTTCAACAAGGGCTGCTTTAGTAAAGCCATACTACTTCTTTATCTTTCGTTGGATCGCAGTCACAATGAATAAACCCATTGGCTATTCCTATTCTGGTGAATCCTGCTTTGATAAGACCTGATAGTACCTGGAATCTTAAACGACTTCCACCTGAGTTTGGCAAATCAATATCTGCTGCCCATCCAGTAAGGTGAGCAGAATCAGATTTCCCATCTGCTTTTGCGTTTGCAGCTTTAGTTCTATATCCTGAGTTAATCTTAAATGGAACACCGGCCAATGCTCTGGCATTATCCAGTCTCTGGAGGAATTCAGCTTTCATATTCTTCCCAGAACCTGGTAGGTCTGGAGAGTCAAATTCAGCCAGAGTAAAATACTTCATTTCCATAGGTGCAAATATAGAATCAACTATAAATCAAAATTAAAATAAAAACTTGCACCAATTAAAGTGATTCCGATATTTGCAAAAAAATGGCATGAAACCTTTATTGAACGAGCAACTAACCTTTAAGGTTACAACAGAAATTTACGAAAGAATCATAAAGTATGGTGAAGGCCGTAAGACTTGTGAGGTGATGAGGGATATTGTTGCCAAGTTTCTGGATATAATAGAAGAGAAAAAAGATGTACGGAATACTCCAGAAGCTTAATTCGGGCAGATGGGTTGTTGAATACAAGGATGGAATCATGCCCTTTCTTTGGACCAGTCTATACCCCATTGCTCCTTGGTTGGAGGTCAATGAGGATTACCTGGATTCCACCAATGACATAATCTTATTCCAACCGGTATTGTATAAAGGGATTTATTATGCAGAACCAATATGACTGCTCTACAAGAGTTGTGCAAAAGACTGGAAGGGAATATCCGGAAGGGATGGGTAGACTACTACCTGGACTTAGAAAAAAGACAAATAGTAAGTGCATTTGAGACTGGTCAATGGAATGGCCTTAACTCCTACAAAGGTCCGCTTGTCTCAGGGAAATACTATTATGATGAGGTCTTCGGGGATGATGGGATGAAAGATCCATTGCCACCAGAGGATATTGAATAAACCAAGGATTTTTAAAAAAGGGCGAAAAAAGGGCAGAATTATGAGATGCCCCGAAAATGCCCCGAATATTTTTTTGCCTGAAGGTGAGTAGCTCGTCCCGGACTTGGCTTCTACATTTTTTGGACTAAAGGTGAGTAGCTATCTT